AGATTGGTGAACTATCTGCAACCGACCCTAATCTGGTCCTTGCGTTGTTCCAAGCTGCTCCTGCTAGGACGTCCACCCCAATGACTTCCAGCGTACATCTCCCCAACGAAACTGAAAAGTTTAAAGCTGTTGCCCCTACTAAGAGCTTGCTCCTAGGCGCTACATCCAAAGAACAAGCAGCATTGATGGCGGATATTAAGCGAGAAGTTTACGAAAAATATGGCGTAACAACTTAATAATAGGATTGCACTATGCAGCTTACTACTAATACCCGTGCGTTCATTGAGGCTGAACAGTATTCTAGTTTCATCCTTCTGAACCTTCATGACGGTCTTCTGCCTGAAACGTTCTATCGTAACGTAGCTGACTTCGGCTCTGGCACGACCCTCCACATTAAGACTATCGGTTCTGTCACCCTGCAGGAAGCTGCTGAGGACGAACCGCTGACGTACAACCCAATTGAAACCGGTGAGATTACTTTCAAGATCACTGAGTACAAGGGCGACGCTTGGTACATCACTGATGACCTTCGTGAAGATGGTACGGACATTGATCGCCTGCTTGCTGAACGCGCATCTGAGAGCACTCGTGCTATTCAGGAGGTGTTTGAGAGCGACATGCTTCGCACGGCTGCTGCTGTTTATGATGGGTCGTCCACCCCGTTTAACATTAACGGTTTTGCCCATAAGATTGTGTCGGCTGCTGCCAACAACATCTTCCAGCTCTCCCACCTGATCCGCATGCGTCTTGCATTCGATAAGGCGAACGTCCCGGCCGAAGGTCGAGTGTTCATCTGTGACCCGGTTGTAGAAGCTACGCTTAACGGCCTTGTAACCATCACCTCGCAGACGACCCCGTTTGCTGCTATGATCCTTGAAAAGGGTTTGGCTCGTGGTCAGCGCTTCCTGATGGAACTGTATAGCTGGAATATCATCCAGTCTAACCGTCTTCCGGTTGTTGTTGCCCCTAACGATGGTACGACTGCTGGTGCTAACCTGATTGCTAACCTGTTCATGTGTATTGCAGATGACCAGACCAAGCCTATCATGGGTGCATGGCGTCGGATGCCTAAAGCAGAAGGTGAACGCAATAAGGACCGTGCTCGTGATGAACATGTTGTCCGTTGCCGCTATGGCTTCGGTGTACAGCGCATGGATACTCTCGGCGTTCTTTACACTTCTCAGACCGCAATTGCCTAATAGGAGCATATAATATGAAAGTAGAAACTTCCAAGTTTGGCAATGGTGTTCTAGTTGGTTCGGGTGGCAACGTCGTCCAGAACGTACATAACACTTACGCAGACCGCAAGTCTGGTGAAACCATCGGTGTCTTTAAGACAGAAGGTGGTGAAAATCAGGTGAGCATTAACATCACTGGCGAAGAGCTTCTTCGTGGTGGTACAGATGAATTCCTCGTACCAATCGTCCTTCCTTTAGGCGCTGTCATCACTCAGGTGTATGTACAGGTCAAGGAAGCCTTCGTCCTCACAGGTACTACTCCCACCATTCTTATTGGTACACAGGGTAGTGAAGTCACTAACGGCTTCGTCATCTCTGAGGCACAGGCTGAGGCTATTGGTACATACGATGTCACAGCTACCAAGACTGGTACGTGGGCTGCTCCTGTAGCTGCTGCTATCACTGTTGGTGTAGCTCTCGGTGGTACGACCCCGGTTGTTACCAATGTTGGTAAGATGGACATTCTGTTCAAGTACAACAAGGCTTAATTATATTAAGGGGGCGGCTCTCAAGCCTGCTCCCTTTTTTATTATCAGGAGATAATATAGTGGCAGATGTCCAACACAAAGATATCACTGATCCATTTATTCACGAGACTAAAGGTATCGTGGCCGCTACGAATGGTCAGGTACATGCTAAAGTAGGTGGTGTTGGCGCGTTTGTCACTCCCTCTACACTAATCAACCAAAGGCAAGTAGTAGTCCTTACAGGTTCAACTGCTGCTGCCCAGAACCCTGTCTCTGTAGACGTACCTATTAATGTCACCTTTGGTGGAGCACAGATAGGTACAGATGCTAGTATTGACGCGTCTGGATTGATTACAATCAACACTGCTGGCTTCTATCGGTTTAAATTCAATCTAAGCTTTGGTCGCACTAGTGGTGTAGGTGAAGCTATTCTCCTAGCTCGTTTGCTAGTTAATGGTACGCCTACAGGCTTTGTACAAGGCACTCGGTTGCCAGATGAGAATACTAGTACCTCTGCTCAGTTTGATATTGAATTTGCTTGTACACCCGGTATGACCATCCGTGTGGAGCTTGTACGAGATAGTGCAGGTGTGAACAATGGTAGCTTGCTTCCTCTAGTCTCTGTTCTAGCAGGTTGGGGTGATGTCCCCAGTGCTTGGGTACGGGTGACTAAACTAATTGGAACGGGTGCTTAATGGCTAAGAAAACAGTTCTTGAGATTTGCCAGCAGATTGCTAACGATATTGACACAGATGAATTCAATAGCATCAGTGATACGATGGAAGCTCAGCAGATTGCTAATATCGTCCAGAGCACATATGAAGCTATTATGTCCAATCGTAATTGGGCTCATATGCGTAAGCTGGTTAATATTACGCCCTCTACTGATAGCCTGAAACCTAACCTGATGACTATTGATGACCCTATTAAGGAACTCATCTCAGTCTATTACAATAAAGCCAAACAAGGAGAGACACGCCTACGCTATGATCCAGTCAAGTATATTGAACCGGATGATATGTTGCGTCTCTTCTATGGTAGGAACACAGATGATACGAATGTTATACAAGTGGATGGTGGGAACGGACAGGTATTCATCGTTAAGAACGATGTGGCTCCAACGTATTTCACTTCCTTTGATGACAATACGCTTGTATTTGACAGTTATGATAGTGTTGTTGATACAACGCTCCAAGCAAGTAAAATTCAGGTAAGAGCATTCGTCACTCCACAATTTACATTGGCTGATGATTTTGTACCAGACCTTCCAGAAGAAGCTTTTACATATCTGATTGAAGAAGCCAAGAGTAAGGCAGCTTTGAAGATTGCTCAGAAGCCTGATGAAAAGGCTGAGCAAGAGAGTAAGAGACAGAACCAGTGGCTCTCTCGTAAGAACTGGCGTGTAGCTGGTGGTGTACGATACGCTAACTATGGACGAAACAGATTTGGTTATAGCCGCCCTGATGGCCGTGACCCCACATTTAAGCAGGACGACTAATGGATTACAAAGGCTATAAGATTGAAGGTGATGGCACCTTTGGCTACCAAACGATTAAGACTGTTGGTAGTGGGGGTTCTCTCCCTGATATTTTGAAGGGTAGCTTTACCCGCGCAGCATTCGCTATCAAAGCTATTGATAGTTATGTTGCTGAGAAGGAAGAAGAAGCTAACAAGCCTCCCCGCATACAGAAGGTGAAATTGACACCACGAGAGGTTAAGAATAATGACGCAACAGAAGTCAACGATAGAGATTAACAAGTTTGTTGGTGGTCTCATCACTGATGCGTCACCATTAACTTTTCCTGAAAATACCTCTGCTGTAGATATCAACATGGTGCTTAATTCTGACGGTTCACGTCAGAGAGCATTGGGGTTAGACTACGAAGCAGGCTTTACTCAAGTAGCTACGACTATTAGTTCAGCAGGTGCTTTGCCTGTTGGTTTCAACACATTCCGTTGGGAAAACGTAGGAGGTGATCCATTAAAGATTATTCTATGTGTACAGTTTGGCAATCAAGTTAAATTCTTTAATACAGATAATAATGTTCTTTCCACCTCCCTATTGGACACACATGACTTTACCACCTCTGCTGTAGATCAGAAATTCTCTTTTGCAGCAGTTGATGGTAATCTGGTTATTGCAACAGGTATCAATCTTATTACTACAGTGGTGTACACTTCTGGCGTTCTCACCTATTCAACTGATACGATTAAGGTGAGAGACTTTTTTGGTATAGAAGATGTTGATAGTGGACAAGATCTAACCGTAGGTGCGGGGTTGCAGTTTAGACCTTTGGCCCTAAGTCAAGCCCACCTATACAATCTTAGAAACCAAAGCTTTGCTATTCCTCGCTATCCTAATAATGAAGAATATGTGTTAGACCCAATCGATGGGTATAAGCTTTCTTACAATGTTTATAAGGGGTCAGCAAGACACCCTTCTAATTCTGATGCTGTAGGCCCATTTCTATACGCTGATGCTAGTGATAGTGGTGATAGAAATAGTAAACGATATTTCGCTATTGATAGTGTTAAAAATCCGCTAGGCAGCTCTAAAGTTGCCCAAGGTTATTTCATTATTGACTTGCTTGATAGGGGTGGAAGTAGACTAGCAGAAGACGCTAGGAACAGATCGAACTATCCAGAGCTGGCCTATTCTGTATTATCATTGCCAGCAGATAAGACCCCCGGTGGGGCTTCTGTAGTTGGTGAGTTTGCAGGTAGGGTGTGGTATGGGGGTTTCTCTGGCGAGGTTATTGGTAGTGATAAGAAGTCTCCACGACTGTCTTCCTACATAGCGTTCTCCCAGCTTGTACAAGACCCTTCTATGATTACACAGTGCTACCAAGAAGGTGATCCCACTTCTGATGAAGAACCAGATATCATTGATACAGATGGCGGCTTCATTCGTATTAATAATGCATACGGCATCTCTGCTCTAGTTAATCTGGGCAAGAGTTTTATGGTGTGCGGGGTTAATGGTATTTGGCGCATCTTCGGTGGTAATGACAGTGGTTTCTCTGCTACAAACTATGTTGTAGAAAAGATCACTGACAAGGGTGTGCGTGGTGCCAATAGTGTTGTAGTTGTTGAGAACAGTATTGTATATTGGTCAGATGATGGTATTTATCATTTGAAGCAAAATGAATACGGTGATTGGACTTCTACTAATATTACACAGAACCGCATTCAGACCTTGTACAATGACATTAGCACTGAATACAAAGATAATGTCGTAGGCGTCTATGATGGCTTCCAGCGTAAGGTTAGGTGGCTTTATAGCAACCTTCTGTATAACATCCAACAGCAAAAAGAATTGGTATACGATATCAATCTCAATGCTTTCTACGAGAGACATATTTCTCAATTGAATGTTGGAGATGTACCACTAGTTGCTGGTGCATTCTTGACTAATACGTTTAAAGCTGAAACTGGTATTGATGAGGTTGTATCTGATGGGTTTGATGTTATTAGTAATGGTGATAATGTTATCATCTCTACCACTACTCGCTCTAGCGCCAACTCCTTGTTTGAGGTTGGTTACGTTGTCGTAACACAGATTAATCCTGTGATTAATTACACATTCGCTGCTTACACTGACGATGACTTCCTTGATTGGAAATCAGCTAATGGTGTTGGTGTTGATGCACCTTCTACATTGGTAACTGGTCAAGCATCTGGTGGGGACAACATGCGTTTCAAGCAGGTTCCTTATCTGTATGTACATAGTAGACGAACTGAAAGTGGTTTCACGACAGATATTAATGGTGACTTTGTGCCTATTAATCAATCGTCTTGCACAATTCAGAGCCAGTGGGATTGGACTAACTCTGCCAATTCTAATAAATGGGGAAGCCCATTCCAAGCGTATAGATACAACAGGGCTTATTTCCCTGCTGACATATCTGATCCGTTTGATACTGGTCATGAAACTATTATCACTAAGAATAAACTAAGGGGGAGGGGAAGAGCTATTGCTCTTAAATTCACTTCTTCACCGGGTAAGGAAATGCACCTATATGGGTGGTCACTATTGATGGGAATGAATGCTAATGTCTAGCGTTAAACGCAAGGTGTATCAGGATAACGATCTGTATCAGGCCCGTCTGGAAGAAGTGGATGGTGTACTGTACGTACATGTGGAAGTTTACCAGATGGCTAAAAGTACAGTCGCTATCCTACGTAAGGAATTTGAAATCTTAAAGGCTAAGGTGAGGGATGCTGGATATAGTCATCTCTTCACCTACACAACTAATCCCCGCTTCTACAAGTTCTTTAAGGGCTCATCTGTAGTGGGGAATTACGTATGGCAGGGCCAAGACTATGAGGTGTTGACATGGGAATTGAAGTAGCCATTGGTGCTGCTATTGCTGCTACCTCTGTAGTTACAGGCGTCATGCAGTATAGTGCAGCTAAGAAGGCTGACAGGCAAAGGAAAGAAGCTAATGACATTTCCAATGCCCAAGCTAAGAATGATAATACAGCATCCAGACGCAAGGCTATTAGAGAAGCCCGTCTTCGTAGGGCACAGATTATTCAGTCTTCGGAGAATACTGGTATTGCTGATGGTAGTGGACAGCTTGGAGCTGTTGGTGTAGTTGGTACGAACCTTGGTTCGAATGTTGCTACAGCATCAGGTCAGACTAAATCTATTACTGGAATTAATTCAGCCAATCAAAAGGCTGCTACATATGACTTTAAGGGGGCGCAAGCTGGTGCATTTGGGAACATCTTCTCTTCTGCTCTGACAGCTTTCCAAACTCCTTCTACAAGGGATTAATAAATGAACGATCTTGACAGCCTGTTAGATCAGAGCAATTCGTCTTCTTTGAATGATTTGGTCATTCAGGAGAAGCCTACTGACAAGCCAATTATAAATAACAACACTGCTATCAATTTGGCTGCTCACACGGCTCTGTTGTCTGATGGGCCTATTGAAACGTTCCAAACCATTCGTAAGGAGCTGTCCCTTAACTCCGGCTCCCCTACGATGGACACAGTGCTTGCTCAGGCTAATTCTCGTGAAGATGATTTGAGTAAGGCCGCTATGGTAGACATCCTCGCTGATGAGACTATCTCCATTGATCAGAAGGTGGGATATGCTTCTCAATGGCGTCTAGGTGATCCTACAGCCGTTCCTGTTGAACGTAGTCCAGAAGAGTTGCTTGGTATCAATTCTCTTGAGAAAGAAGGGAATGTAACTGACAACAAGGAAGTGGATGATACGCGTTGGGACCTAGCTCCTTACCTTCGTCAGGTGGATGAGTATAACGATCAGGTACAGAAGCTTATCAATGACGCTGGGATTGTTAATAACCCCGGTGCTCTTGAGAGTGCTACTAACCTGCTTGAAACTGTCATTCCATTCCTAGAGGGTGCAGCAGTTAGTGAAATCCAAACCTCCTTGCGTGATTATAAAAATCAAGGAGACCTTAGCAAGGCTGATGGGATTGTTAAATCTCTGGTGTTGCTTGGTGAGAGTAAGGAAGAAATTAGGAAAGCTATTAGTAGTGTACCAATTGATAAGAGATTGGACATGGCTAAGGCAGTTTATAACATGGTTATCGAGAGTGATGGCACGGTCCTGAAAGGGAAGAACTCGATGATCATTATGGATAGCCTGCGTAATTATTTGGTGGAAGGTCAGTACACAACTGGCGACAGGGTGCTTGATGACATTTCTTCAATTCTTGATATGTTCGGGGTCGGTGCTACACTCCGTTCAGGTGCCTCTGCTTTTAAAAGCGCAGCTAATGGCGCTAGGTTCACTCGTCGTATCCCTAAGAGTGTCGGAGAAACATTGGCCAACACCAATGCTAAATCCCACAACGCCGTCCTCAAGATGGCAGCAGATGACGAAACTGGTGAACTGGCTAAGACAGTGTTTAACTCTTCCAGAGAAGATGCTGTGGTCAATGCTGTTGGACCCGAAATCAGCATCGCTGAGGACGCAGTTAGAAACAAGCCAATTGTGGATGACGCTGAGTTTAACCCTGATATGGCTGTTGTTGAAGCGATTGCAGGTAGCAAAGGCTCTATCCAATTCTCAGAAGCTGAGAAAGCTTCTAAGCTACAGAAAGTGAATGAAGACTTCCTCAACCCAGATGTTACTGGTGTTGTGGCCCATAAGGAAATGACCACAGTGAAAGCTGTGGATGAGGGCGTTAATATCCGTACCATCTACGGACCTGCTGAGGGTGGCTTTGCTTCTGGCAAGGTTGCTATGGAGCAAGTTAAGTTGGCTACGCGTAAGTATGGTGTGGCTGATGAAGAACTGCAGCTTATGCGTAGAGGCAAGGATGGCACATACAAGCCCGTAGACATGAATTCTCCACAGGCTAACCTAAAGGGTAATTACGTAGTAGGGATCAACCACACGAGCCGCTATGACCCCTCTGATAGCATTGCATGGAGTGTTACTGATGTTAAGGGTAGTGTCGCTGGCATTCCTCTTAATCTGTTTGATAAGTTCCCTGCTTACCTCAAAGGTAAGGGTGGTTCTATCACTCAGCATCTTATCCCTCCTTCGTCATACATTGATCCTCTCCTCACTCGCTCTGCTAGTGTGGCTGTAGATCAGTCAGCTCGTGGTGTAGACCAGCTTATCAAGATTGCTGATGAGTATGCTTCTGGTTATAAGAAGCTTCCTTCTCTGGATAAGAAGAAGGTGGATAATTATCTTGTACAGGCTAACCATGAAAGCTTGAAGTTCAACCCTGAAAAGTTGAAGGCCGATGGTTTCTCTGATGAGACAATTGATACACTACGTGCTTGGAAGAAGACGAATGATACACTCTATGTATTGGAGAATATCGATCTAGTTCGTCAATCTAAACGCAAGGGTTATGAATTGTTTGTCTCTAGGAATGGGCAGGATAACTTCCTCGTGCGTCCTATGAACAACATCAAGGCTGGTAGTGTCGAGCAAGTGTATGATGCTGAGCTTGGTACTATTCGCTATATTGACAAGAAAGAGAAGACCGATCTTTACGCAGGTAAGGGCTATATTGCTTCCACACGTACACCTATTCAGGTTGGTGAGGAAACTATTGGACATGTGATTGTTAAGAATGACGCGTCCAACTATGCTCGTGCATTGCGTGAGAATGATAAGCTTCTAAATTATCGTGATGGTCACTTCACCATCTATTATAAAGACCCAGTGTTTATCACTCAAGTAGTAAAGAATGCAGATGGTAGTGAGTATACTAAGGCTATTGCTACAGCTGGTACCATCCAAGACGCTGATCGTCACATTGAGCGTCTTCGTGCTGCTAATCCTGATGGAGTGTTTGATAGGCGTCCCGATGTAAAGGGTGGGGAATTTGATGAAATGAACTGGAACGTTAATGTCAACACTGGTCGTACAGCACAACGTACGCGTGGTAAGACATTGGCTGATAGTACAGATCGTCCAATTGATATGGAATTCAGACATATTGAAACGCCAGAGGATAGTATCCTTCGTTCAATTAATTCCATTGCTGCTCGTGTTAATATGAAGGAATTCCTAGACACGAGTAAGGCTAGGTTCATGGATCAGTACAAGGAGTTTCTCCCCACTAATCCAGACACCTTCGCTAAGTATTGGCCAGATGACATTACACAGCTTGTGCGTCCACAAGGTCAGAAGGCTAACTTGGGAGATTACACTGATGCAATCTCTACCTACCGTTATATCGACCAAATGGAAAACGGCTTTGTAAATCTGCTGGATGATGTGTCGAAGAACTTCTTTAAACAGATGTCTGACACAGCTGGCAGAAAAGGATGGGGTTATCTTGAAACAGGGCTTAGGGCTGGCGGGGATGTGTCTCCTACAGCGTTTGCACGTAAGAAGGCATTCCGCCTACTGCTTGCAGCTAACCCTCTCAGGCAGCTCCCTGTGCAGCTCTCACAGGCATTGCCTGTAGTGTTGGCCACTAACCCCAGCTTTGTTAAGAGGCTTGTATGGCAGGGCATCTTCCTTCGTGATCTTGATCGTGGGGGTGATGTAGAAAGCTTTATGAAGGGGCTTGGCACTAAGCTTACAGGTATTACACCTGCTGAGGCTCACGACCTACAGAAGGCTTATGAAGCTTCTGGTATTCGTTCAGCTGTCTCTGCTCACTCGCTCATTAGGGATGACCTTAAGAGTTTGGTGAATAGGGGTGTTATGAAGAAGACTGGTGCTGTTCTTGGTAAGCCTATTGACGTAGCTCAGAAGTATGGCTTTGAACTTGGTGAGAACATGCTTATGAAGACTGTATGGCTTTCTGAGTATGACCTTCTACGCAAGAGTGGTAAGCCTATCAATGCTGAGAGCTTGGCAATGCTTCATGCTCGTGTACGTGACTTGACGCTTAACATGAACAAGGCTGGTGAACTGGCTTACAATGAGAATATGTTTAGTGCTGCTATGCAGTTCTTGCAGGCCCCTCATAAAGCATTCGCTCAGATTGTATTTGGTAATAGGGCTTTGTCTCGTAAGGATAGGCTGGTACTTGGTACGTCCTATCTGGCGACATATGGCACAGGCTATGGCCTTCTGTATAGTCAAGCCTCTAAGCTTATTCCTGCTGACAATAGAGAACTACAGGACATTGTTTCTGGTGGCCTCTTCAATCTAGTAATGAATAAGACGCTAGGTACGATCTATGGAGAGCCTGTAGCTGTAGACTTCTCCTCTTCCATGCGTCTTTTGGAAGTTCCTAATCTTTACACGATGTGGGAAACGATGGCTACGATGAACATGAATGAAATCCTTAAGAACTCTCCTAGCTTGTCGATGGTGGCAGGTGATAATGGTAAATTTGGAAATCTGTTCCGTTCTCTCGGTCGTCTGTACACAGTGCCAGAAGATGATGGTGGTTTGAAAGATGTTGGTGTAAACTTCCTGAACTTGTTCAGTGGTGCTTCCAACTTCCTCAAGGCACGTTACATTATCAAGAAGGGCTATTCCATTAGTACGAAGGGGGAGGTTGTTGACAGTGAAGTCAATGACATTGAAGCCATGATGCGTGTAGCTGGTTTTGCCACTACAGACGAGATGTTGTCCTATACGCTGAACGATCAGACATACTATGCCTCTAAGGCATTCAAGGATGATGTCAAGAAGCTTATGGACGAAACAACTAAGCGTCTTGCTCGTGATGGCATCTCTGAACAGGAGATGGATTATTCCTTGCGTATGATGCAGGAAGCCACTCGTGTCTATGGGGATAACCCAAATGCTATGCAGGTGCTACAAGGTGAGATTTCCCGTCGAGCTAAGACAGGAGATTTCGTAATTCTAAACAGGCTGATTGAAATGGCTAAGTTTGCCACAGAAGCTGAAATGAGAGAAGCTATCATTCGTTCTAACACGTCTAGTGAAGATAGAAAGAAGCTTTTTGAGATTATTGATTTTATGAAACAGGATGAAGAATAATGGCGGATTTCTCTACGAGAGCCACAGATATTGAAACTTCCATTGCCCCGGCTGCTACACTTGTACAGCCGATCACGGGCGAAGGAAAGATTTCAGCACTAAATCAAATTGGTAGGGGTGTAGAGCAGGCCGCTAAGGTTTTTCAAACTGTACGCGTAAACTCAGCTAACCTTGAAGCTAATAAGTTCAGGGCTGATTTCTCTATCAAACTAAATAACCTTCAAGATGCTCATGATCAGGGTACGATTAGTGACGCTGAGTTTAGGACACGTTCTCGTGCTTATCTATCTCAGAGCCTAGCTAATGGCCCTGCTCAGACTGATGATCTGTTGGCTGACTATTCTAAATTCCAGAACCAATCTGGTCTGGATAAGATTGCAGCTCCCGGTGTACAGAGGGCAGAGCTTAAGCAGGCTGCTGTTAAATCTGCTGTGGATAATGGCTTTATCAGCATTGCTGATGTCGGCGACACAGAGAAAGAAGAACAGGCTATTGCTAAGCTTGATAAGTTTAATTCTTCCTTGCGTGATTTGAAAGAGCAGACTGATCAGATTGCTCTTGAAAGCTCTAAGCTTGAACTTGGTAGTAAACAGCGTATTGATAAGCAGGCTCAGCTACAGGAAGTGACGACTAATGGGCTGGCTAAGGTGGGGCGTGACGCTATGCCTTATTGGCAGGCTCAATATGAGAACATTAAGATTAAAGCTTCTCAGGCGTCTAGTGAGCAGGAACGTAGGGCCATCATCGAAGAAGGCGTACGTAAGCTTGATACAGACTACGCTCAGCGTGTAGCGTCCATCTCTGGTGATACGCTAGGTGTTGATCAGGCTCGTATTGATCAAGTGTTCAAGCCACAACGTAATTTGCTTGATACATATATTAAAGAACTGAATGGTGAATACAGCACTGAGAGCTACGAACGATTCACTAAGAACGCTCAGGCTCAGGCTACTATGCTGGCTATGGAAGGATTGGATGGACAGACACGTCAGTGGATTGCCATCTCTGAAATTGCCAAGTCTGCTGGCCCTGTCTTCGCTAACAAGGTGGCGAGTGGTGTTGTCAAGGCATTCGAACAGAATGCTAGAGCTGCACAGGCTCCTAAGCAGGGTGTGGGTATTAATCAGCTTGAGGTGGGAGATAGGGCTAAGCCTTATGATCCATTGCCTTCTAGTGCTGAGGAAAAGAAGAGCACACAGGATTATCTGAATGGTGTCACGCAGATCATTGAAGACCGCACTGGTGGTAAGTTTGATCAACTAAGTGAACCAGAGAAGAAGAACCTCGACAAGGAAATTCAAGATCAGCTCACCTCCATCTTTCGTGGTGTTGATGTCTATTCTAATTCCTCTGAGAGCGCTAAAGAGTTTCAGCCTATCATTGACTTCCTAGCTAACCCAACCATTGGAGATTATCTACAGGGTGGTAAGGTTCCGAAGGAAGTGCAGGGCAAGATTGCTCAGGTGCTACAGGATGGTTACTCGTCTCAGGTTATTCCTATGCTACAGAAGGAGCTTGGTGATACACGCTTCAATCAGGTGCAGATCGATGGCAAGGCTGTTGATATTAGTACGATGGTTGATCCTACGATGGAGGGTGGTAGGTTTGGTTTCAAGCTTAAGCCTGAATATCAGGACAGCTTTGTAGCTAAGTCTTCCTTGCGTAAGTTGAATGATAGTTCATTCTCTAAGGTGCTTAACAAGATGATTATCTCTGATGCTCACATTAGGGGTGATACAGATTACACCAAGTCTTTCGAGAATACATTCAAGCCTTCTCTGTTCCCTGATGCTGATGGCGATGGTAATAGCGATAAGGTTGATCCTCAGAAAACTGGTAGCGTAGAAAGTGATGGCCTTGATGAACTAGCGTTCTCTGAGAATGATGATGTCATTGGGGAAGTTATGGCGGCTAATGAGCTTCGTAAGACTACACCCGGCGTTGCTGGTAGTGTAGAAGAAGATGACGATCTAGACATCTCTAGTAAGCGTGGTAGTACGCCAGATGTAGCTAATGTCAGGGGTGAAGTGCTTAGCGGCTTTAAAGAGCTACAGAAAGCTTTCGGTAAGAAAATCCCTGTAGTGTCCGGCTATCGTGATCCTGCTAGGAATAAGAAAGCTGGTGGCGCTAAGAAGAGCCAGCATATGCATGGTAACGCATTGGATATCGATGTTTCAGATATGGGACGTACAGAACGTCAGGCGTTGATTAAACTAGCTCGTGAGATGGGCTTCACAGGTATTGGTGTCTATGCTAATTCCCTTCACATTGATAAGGGGAATAAGAGAGCATGGGGTCCAAGCTTCCACAAAGAAAGCATCCCTGCTTGGGCAATGGCTGCACTAGGAGACTAACATGGAATTTTTTAATAAATGGGCGGTGGAGTTCATCGCCCTTCTAATGAGTGACTTTAAACTAGACCTCCTCTCTGCTGTTGCCATTGTTGGTAATGCAGGGCATGAGAGTGGTGGGTTTAAATCTCTACAAGAGATTAAGCCATTGGTGCCCGGTTCTAAGGGCGGCTATGGAATTATGCAATGGACTGGCCCACGAAGACGAGAAGCAGAAGCCTATTGGTCGCGTAACAATCTTAAACCTACAGACATGCTAGCCAATTATAAATTTCTATTCGTAGAACTTAATGGTCCCGAAGGGAGAGTGATCCAGAAGCTTAAAGATGTTAACACACTTGAAGCTAAGGTGAAAGTGTTTAGTGACACGTTCTTGCGTCCGGGTATTGTCCATTTGGATAGTAGGGTGGTGTGGGCTAAGAGAGCACTAGCTGCATGGGAAGCTAAGGGCAGCAATGTAACTATCCCCATTCCCACACAGGAGCCCGTACAGAGCGATGAGCCTGTCTCTGGTACTGATACCACCCCTTGGTGGCTACAGCTCATCCTGAGCCTTCTACGGGGGTTTATGAGGAAATGATGTTAGCTCTAGGTAAATGGTTCATCTCTCTTTTAACTGGTGGTACGCTAGATAAAATCCTAGACACTATTGAGAAGAGGATGGATGATGAGACTAAGAAGGAAGAGATTAAGGCTGAGGTAACGAAGACATGGATTAACGCACAGGCCAATCTCTTGGTTGGTCGTACGTGGTGGTTCCAGCTCTTCTTCGTTGTCCCTCTTGGTTTCTGGTGGACTGCTGTTATTCTGGACTCCGTATTCACCTTTAATTGGAATGTAGCAGCCCTTCCTTCTCCACTAGATGAATGGTCTGGTTGGATGATTAGTTCAGTGTTCCTGGTTGATGGGGCTAAGGCGGTGATAGCGAGATTAAAGAAATGACGATTAATGAAGATAGACGTGCATTCTATGCTACAGCACTAGGCCATTCAGGACAACTCTCTGATCTTGAGAATGAATGGCTTAAGACGCAAGTGTTAACTAATAATCAAATCTCTACACCTGATCTATGGAAACGCTATCTGAATGGATTGGGTTATTCTGGCACTAACCAAGAGATGAGGAAGAAGCTAGCCTACCCTCTCTCTGATCCCACTTAAGGGGGTGATCTATTGTCTGATTGGATAAGTGAACTTAATACATGGGTGTATGGTGTAGCCTCTTCTGCTGCGTTTGGTATTGTCTATCTCATTCGTAAGATTAATACTAACGAGAAGCAAATCGATCTTCTCAAGGCAGAGATTGCTTTAAGAGAAGAATATAGAAAAGCAAGAGATGAAGCTCTTAACGCTCAGTTGTCTGAGATTAGAGATGATGTCAAACAACTGACGAGAGATAAAGATGGCAACTAATTTTGATAAGGCATTTGCTGCTGCACGTAAAGGCGGAAAGAAGGAATTCTCCTTCGGTGGTAAGCAATATAGTACAAAACTAAAGGGGGAGGGGAACGGCAAAGCTAAGAGTAAGCTGCCGAAGAAAGGGCCAGTTCCTGAGAAGCGTCCTTTGTCTAAGCCTGCTGTAAGCAAGGCTGACACATCTAAGCCTACAGAGGCTAGGACTAGTGCTGCTGTCAAGGTTAAGAAACCTACAAGCGCTGTGAAGGCTGCTGTACGCATCCAGACAGGCCCACAGACTAAGAGTTATGCAGATAGATATAAGAAACCACCTGTCCGCATGGGCTCTGGTGGAGGGTATTAAATAGAAAAGGGAGCCACCTCATTGATTTGAGGAGCTCCCTATTTTTGTACTTATACTTCTACATATTTAACAGTGGGGACAGCCTTAAGATTGACTGTCTCTAACCCGTCACTAGCATAGTCAGAGTCCATCTTAATTCCGAAAATCCTATCCCCCTGTTGAACAATGGTGTAATTCCAACTACCACCATCATTCCATGTTGCACCTGTGGAATGGTCGAGGACAACAATGTCATCCCCGAACCTTTTCTTATAATGGCTTAATAGCCAATCACCTATCTTCATAGCACCACACATCCATCACCAGCACATGCTAGCTCACCTGAGAGATTAGTATTATTCGTATGTTCAATCACTTGCGTAAGGTCAATGTCTCGAACCATCTGCACAAGTCGTAGATACTCATCACTTGTGATGTCTTCGAATGGGGCCTGCACATATGTGCCTCCGTCGTAGGGGAGAACACTAATCCCATTGTAGGAATTACGTTGCTCCCACATCCATTCGCCCACACTGTCCCACTCATCATCTTTAAGTGATATTGTGCAAGAGACATTGTTTCTATTGTTTCCATAGACATGCCCTTCCTTGACCCACAGATCGTTGTACAAGCGAACTCGTTCTAGAAGCTCTAGTGGAGCCTCTGTCCTCACAATCGCTCCCTGTGGGCTTCTCTGTGGGATTGAGAGCACACCCATTGTATCTGGTCTAAACTTCTCGTCTTCACACAGTTCTGGAATGACTGAAAGAAGGTATTGATAAATGGCTTCATCCTTACCAAAACGCATACGACGAATATAGAAGTCGTTATGATACGCATGGATGCCAGAGGCAGAGCCTAAGACAATGGATGATGTACCTGAGGGTTTAATCGTTGTACAGCGAGCTGCTGCTTTAATACCAATCCTATGTGCATACACCATATTATCATATGCAATATGTTCAGCTTCATAAGCTAACCATTCAGGATCAATAAGATCAGCGGCAATACCAGTAATACCTACACCAATGAGAGCATCTTCCTCAGTCGTCTGTTTCCAGATTGGACGGAGATAGTGGAAGTCTGTATAGCCAGCTTGTAGCGTTCCAATGAATGTTGCTACCTGACAGCGATTTGAGAAATCGTCTTCATCAACAACACTACCGCCATTTATTTCACAGAGGTTACAGAACTGATAGGGACGGAGCGCAATTTCACAGCAAGGATTGGTTCCCCAATCAAGGTTGTTTGTCCAGTAAATTCCTGGCTCACCAGCTCCAGATGCTCGAACTCGCTCCCAGACTTGCCTGAACTGTTCTTCACTAGTAGCCATCCTGAGTAGGATAGCAGAATTATTTGCTCGTCCACGCTGAGGGTTGAGTTCATACCAATCTCCTGTCTTACATGTCATCATCTCCAAATCTTCTGGAGAGAATAGGGCAATCATTGCTGCCCGGCGAATACCACCAGCGAGAACAGCGTCAGCCAAGAAGCATAGAATATCATGAGCCTCCAATGGCGTAAGCTGGCGTCCAATAGCTCCATGAAGGATTGCTTCAACTTGAGCCAGACACACTCGAAGAGGATCGGGTCCGGGAGCCTTACCCCCAGAAGTAACCAACTCAGTTCCCTTATCACGGATATCATCGTAGTCGAATACAGTTTGGTTCTTTCCATAAAAGTAACTTTCTACCAATACCTTTACAGCATCAGCCCAGCCTTCAATGCTGTCACCAATTACATAGCGGCGAGTGCGCTTCTTAGGGCCAACCACATTAGGAAGCTTAGAAACATGACGATACTGCACACTATAGCCAACCCCCGTTCCCCCAAGCAAGAGAAACATCGTTTCGCTAAAAGCGTCAGTATGCTCAATAGGAAGATATGCACAATTATAAATGCGAGCAGGATTTCGCTCAATAGCTTTTCCTCCAAATTGTAGAGAACGCATAGAAGGCAACACCTTCTTAGGGATTACATAATCCTTATATGCGTTCAGGATTTCTCGTTCTAGGGAAGGATATTTCTTGACATGCATCTGAGCATTACGCCAACAAATCTCTTCCCATGTTTCACGTCGATTGAAGTCCTTCATGTATCGAGCATATTTACTAAACACTACAATATCTGATAGGATTTTATTCTCTAAATTCATTTCTTCTTTTTCTTCTTTCCCTTGAGCTTCTTGTATTGTTCTGTAGCAATGGCATAGGCACTACTCTCAGACTTCCCTTCGCGGACAAGGGCATTCTTAATCTTCTCTAGCTTCTTAGGCATATTTCAACCCCTTAGAATTCAATTCATAATATCTATATAAAAATGCTTCTTGAGCCTGTTGAGGACTTAGTGGTTTAATTGTAGGACCGTATGGCTCAGGCAACCAAACCCAAGGTGTAGCTGCCTCTGGCATGAGATCACGTCGCTCTGTAGCCAACATAACATTATCAGCCCAATGAACTTGTTCAGACATTTCCTCTGGAAGTCCATACTTAAGACGAATAACCTTGTCTAGATTAATTTCAATCTTCTTGTATTCTTTAAGGACGTTCTTAATTGGCCGTGGCATATCTACAAGATAGGCTTCTGATGCGTCATGCATAAGAGCTTCAAACGCATACTCAGGAGCTACAATGTTAGAGCAACGAACTGAATGCTCAGCTACAGAATAGAACTCTCGGCAATGGCCACCAAACCTGCAAAGCAAGGATAGTGTATGAGCAATATCTTCAAGCAAAATCTTATCTGGATCAGGCTCTAGAAAATAGAAATCAATTCCACTATAGAGTTGAATAAAATCTTTATTAGCCTCGGTCATCTTCACCTACCCCACGTTCTTCGTATGCAATCAGAAAGGCAATACAACAACCTGCATGCCAGAGATGAGAGCGTTCAGTTTCAGGATCAAGATCACCGAAGATGAAGCTCTTAGAGGTTGGAGCTTTACCACCCCACCAAGACCATAGATGACGTGTCAAGGCTCCGAATACACGAGACCACTTCATCCCCTGCTCCCAATTACGATCTGCATATTTCTTAGCACCAAAGGTGAGGATGTCACCTACAGCAAACAGGAGTTCTGGTGGGATAAGTTCCAACCTAGTCTTGCCTGCGTCAAACTTAGTACCTTCGGTCATCGGTTATCTCCTTCCCCAACAAGCACATTACGAACATCACGATCAGCCAGCTTCTCAATATTACCAGCAGCTACATCTTCAAGGTCTGTATCAAGCCATGTAGCAATCTCAGCTACGTTCCATAGAACGTCACCAAGCTCCTTCACAAGGGCTTCCTTATCTACAGGCACATCCTTACGGATAGCCTTAGCAACCTTCCCTACAACCTCTCCTGCTTCCTCAGCAAGAGCAAGAATAGGATACATCATACCCACTTCACTCTGGGGGTATGCAGCAAACTTATGAGCTGCCATTTGATAGTCGTTAAATCCTAGTTTCATTCGTCTTCCTTACAACAATAAGTGTTTTCGTCTTATAAACATACAAATCCGGCCCTACTGAATTCGAATAGATGCAACCATGATAGGCTCCAATTCGTTCAGGGAATTCTTTAAGAAACTGACCAGCCAAACGGCCAGCCCTTCCCCATTCCTCTTCGGGCAATCCTACAATCTTAATTGAAAGCATCAGTTCACCACATTCGTCATTTGAATTTTAGCTTGCTCTTTATTAAGGAGAGTGTATCTACTACGACCCCAACCACCACAATCATTACATTGAAAACGATGATAACGTCCAACATTGGTGTGAGCATACCCACGATAATGAATATGATGACTGCCACATTTAGGGCAAGCAGCCTCTTCATCGTCTGAATAAATAGCCACATTAGGATGGAAACGCATGAAGGGCAGCATCTTGATATAAAGCTGTTCAAGTACGATGATATCGAGGACATTGTATTCCTTCATCTCTGCCCAAGCTTCTGGATCATTACGAAGGACACCAAGCCAAAGTTCAAAGCCGGGAAACTTCTTATGTCCACCCTTCTTATTCTTGAGATCAAGCACAATGGAAAGATATTCAAGACTGTTAGAGGGAAAGTTGAATTCCTTGCGAGCAACCTTTACTGTGTCCACTTGCTTGTACGGGCTGGGCGGCTGAATTCCGTGGAGAAGAAACCTTCCTTGGACGTGCGGCAGATCAAAACCATCACCGTTATGGGCAACAACAATATCGGCACTATCAAGAAGACGGGCCAACACCAAGAGCATATCTTTCTCATGTTGGTTAGACAAATCTTCATAGTAAATGTCCTTTTCACCAAGCCACTTAGCAGCGAATGAGAGCATATAGCTATTCTCAATCACCTGTTTAGCCCCTACATTCTCCTTAAAGAAGCGCCATACATAGGCGATGTTAGGGGCTGTCTCAATATCTAGAATTAGGATACGTGCGATTTTACATACTCCTCAGCTTCAAGCTGGGTGTCAAATTCCTTAATACAAAAAAAGTCATAATCCCAAACTTGATAAAGTGTTTTAACTACTAATGCTTCGTTCATTTCAGGGCCGTCTCCATCAGCATTGATTGGCATAGGAGAAATAAACATTAACCAAATACTCCCTCAGAGATAAGCTCTCGCTTAGTTTCTTCAATGCCCTTGGCACGAATGTATTCAGTGATGATGTACAAACCCATACGAGCTTCATTACCAATGTGAGCTAGATAGTCTTCCATTAGTTGGAAGAGCTTGTTTTCACGCATGTTAGAAAGCACATTGTATTGATTGTATGCCTTAAGCATTGGATTGTTAATTTCGATAAATGTGGAATAGCCTTTAAATTCTTCTGCAATAAGTTCATTCATTGATTGGTTCTTTCTTGTTTGGGATATAACGATAGGCGTACACAAAGCCCATTGGCTCACAATATTTAACTTCAGTTTTATAGCCGGTGGGTGGTGGAGGTGGATCAACAAATCCGTCTAGATAAACCCAATCATTCATCTTCTTCATTTCCTAATTTCAATTCATCACGACGTTGTTTAGCAATAGCCTTCTCATCATCTGTCTTGCGTTTATGACAATCATAACACAATACTTGGAGGTTATCAGCTTCACTAAACATACGATCAATCGTTTCATCCCATGACACCCAACCCACAGCTGGATCAATGATGGGCTCGATATGATCGACCATTACATTCTTTACACGCTTTCCGTTCTCATCACGAGTTGAAGTAGCCACTTCTTCGAGACATCCCGCACAGGTATAATATCCTCGTCTGGTACGTGCCTTACGCAGACAGTCCGAAATCGGAGCCCATTTCTGTGTGACTCTTCGAAGATTTCCCTTAATGAAAGACCTGAAACGGGCTTCTGTCCAAAGATTTCCACAGCGCGTTTTCTCCCCACCCTTACGTCCTGCCATAAAAGAATTCTCCCATTGCCTCTTGTCTGTGTTTATATGAGACAGCAGCAGCCTCTTCTGGAGTGTCAAAAATACCTAAATAAGTTCTATTGTACCCTTTAGCCATAAATCTTTTCTTAGATTTAGTTACTCCAATTAGCCCAAGTTGGCCCCTCGGCTTTTTATTAGCGTGATTTTGTTTTGTAGTGCATTGCCTAAGATTACTCCAACGATTGTCGGAAGGGTCATGATTAATATGATCGACATCATTAACAGGCCATTCACCAGTCATAAGATAGACAGCTAATCTTTGTTCAAGATATCTTTTGCCAGCTATTTTAATCCTACGATACCCTCTAGGGTCATCTGAATAGCCAGCGCGATCTCCTACTTTAGCTCTCATCCTTGGGAGAGTTGTCCTCCAAGTAAAAATTCCTGTAGTAGGATTATAATTTAATCTATCTTTTATTTCCATTGATACCCCACTGGGTATCCAGTGTCATCTACCTCACGGGCCATCCAAAGTAATTGAGACTGCTCTTCTAGTCGTTCCATGTAATTATCTCCGTAAACTTTTTGGTATTGTTCCTTGATAATTTGCTCACACTCTTTTTTATTATTAACTTCTGACAACAATTTAAAAGCTGTTTTTTCACCAATCTTAGGACAGCCCGGAATATTATCTACTGTATCACCGACGAGCATTTGATAGAAGAAGAACTTAAGTCCAACGCCACGCACTTTTCCTTTATCGTCAATCCTGAGCCATCCTCTAGCATCGACCAGCTCTGGTCCGAAAGAAGGTTGAGCGCCACATTCCCAGCCAAAATGCCAACCGGGGACCATTCGTAGGTCTTTATCTCTGGTACAGATAATTGTGTCATTTCTCCCTGATTGCTCAATTGCCAGAAGGTCATCAGCTTCAAGCCCATTGGATACACGATGATCGTAATTGGCAAAGAGGTATGCAGTAAGATTATTGAAGTGGTAGGGTTTCTGTTCCACTCTCGTACCCTTGTAAGGTTTAACGGTTGCAACATCCATTCTAATTGACGGAGATAGTTGGATAGGTTCCTGTCCATTAGCCACCCTATCTCGATTGAGGAGGGAGAGTCTGTAACCACTTCCTGTGAAGAAGAGGATGGGGGGAGAGGTTGCTTCCACATCGAGACAAATGCCTCGTATGCGCTCCTCAGTAAGTTCACGTACAAATTCAAAATCCCTTATATGTTTAATTGGTTCACCAGTTTCCTCGTCTTGCTCCTCGTATTCTCCACAAGAAGCAAGCTCATAGACTAGTACGTCAGCGTCAATTAATGGCTGCATCAGGTACAACACTAACTACATCAAGGTCAAGTTCCAGCTGCGCTAAAAGCTTGTTCTGCTCTTTCACCTTCACCTTACGTAGAGACTTAGGGTCCATAACAAACAAACCCAAATCAAACTGTACATGACCATCCTTAACTAGATGGACAAAGAATTTAATACGCTGTGTGTAAGGATCATGTTCATCCTCTGGGATAGCACGATGACCAGCTACATAAACACGATGACCATTCTTAATTCCATGATCAGCTTCGAAAATGTCTGTAGCAATCATGCAGAAATCGTTATTGTAAATAAGTTTATTAGCTTTCATCGGTCACTCGCTTGTAATGTGTTTCTTTAATAACGCGTTCAGTAATTACTGGTTCTACACGATAGAGAACATCAGGCTGATTATCTAGGCCCCAATCATCGCTCCATGTAAGTGTATCTGTTTGCCACAATCCATATAGTTCTACAGGGATTTTTCCACCATCTGCATATTCTAACAATTCATCATCAATACGATAGTAGAGAGTGACATAAAAAGAAGCTCCTCGACGATGCTCTTTCTCAGTTAGATCGTAGTCCTCTTCCTCTGTGAACAATTCCCAAAGCTCAGGATACTCTTTCTTCGTAATCGTGTTGGGTTTGCTCATTACCAGTCCTCGCCAGTATCGTCAGCGTCCTTTTCGATTGCCTTCGCAGGCTTCTTATTAGCTGCCTTCTTAGGAGCTGGCTTTTCGTCAACTTCCTCGTCTTCTTCTTGAGCATCATCCTTAGCCTTCTTCTTGTTAAGCTTAGCTACAGCGTTAGCCATTGCAGAGCCTTCCCATTCCAAACCAGCCTTAATCAACTTCTGAACATAGTCAGAGAATGTAAGCATAATATCAGCTGTAGACAGATCGTCCTGATCAAACACCTTAGCGTCATTAACTAGCTCTGGGAGCTTATCAGCTTCCTTCTTACGCATGACAGATGTAGAAGCAATGTTATTGAATGTACGTCCAGCGTTCTTACCCTTGCCCGGATTACGAACTAGTGTAACCATCACTGGCATACCTACCAGCTTAGTCCAGTCACCATCTTCGTTACATTCTGGATCAATAGCATAATAACGCTTAGTGGACTTAGCCAAATCACTCTCTAGATTATGAAGGACAAAGTTCTCAGACAGCCATCGTGGCTTATCCTCAATGTCATTGCCATCTTCATCCTTGATGAATTCGTCAGTGAGTTCATATGTCACCATAAGTTCCTGAGCTGGTGGCTTAGGTTCACCCTTGTAAGGCTGTTGTTCCTGCACACCAAGGTCAATGACCTGTACGACACGAGCTGGATAGGAACCGGGTTCAAGAGCTTCTTGCTCTACACGATTACCACCACCAACATATTCTTTATTCTTAGCGTTAAGCGCCATAATATTCTCTTTCTAATTTGTAAAGATCATCAACCAACTCATCTCGTTGTCTACGGCGAGTGGCTTGCTGCACATCAACAGCTAGGATTGTAGTGTTATACCACTTAATACTTTCCTCTAATCCTTGCTTTTTGACTAGGTATTGAGCGGTGTTAGATTTCATTCTTCAATAAATTTGTTAATAAGGGCGAGAGCTTCCTCTACATCGCCAAGCATTAGTTGATCAAGAGCTGCACGATAAGACTTTTCGATAGCTTCACGCTTGATGTTTAGTTCGGCTTTCTTTTCTTCCTCACCAATCCATTCGATGACATAAGAGCCACCCTTCTTCTCCACTACAGCGTAATCACCACGTTGGTAGAGATCGGCTTTAGTGTCAGCATCATAACCCCGCCAACGAGGGACATCATTAAGCTTATCATTCTTAGCAGCCTCAAGCCGCTCCTTAGCGTATTTCAGTTGTGCGTTGTTCACTTTGTTTCCTTTGTTAAATAGTTAATGGCCCTTTGCATAATCGCAGGACTATCACGCAGAAGTCCTATGGCCTGATTACAACGAGTGCAGAGGAGTCCTCTGACTTTCTTAGTGGTGTGGCAATGATCAACAACTTGACGAGTTTTCATATCAACATCGCCCATACTGTCGTCCATCTTTTCTGAACAAATGGCACACATCCCATCTTGTTCCCTTCTTAATTTTTCAACTTCTTCGGGGGTTATGCCGTAAGCTTTAAATTGTAATCTTTCTCGTACTTTTCGTTTATACTTGTCATAGTATCTGCGACTATTAAGTTTTTCACAGGGGATGCAACGATAGTAAAACCCATCTTTATATGTATTAGAGGGGTAAAAGTTGTCAAAAGATTTTTCTTCCTTACAAACAGTGCATGTTTTCATTTAGTGAATGTCACTATATCTGGCTCCATATTGGATATCTACATCCAGTTCTCTGTTGAGTTGTAAGGTTGCATTTGTTTTATCAATGGCCTCACGTATTAAAGCTGTACATTTTTCTCTAAACCCCTTCTTGATACATAACACTGTTTCATCATGAAAAGTGGCTGTCATTTGCGGTCTGCGTTTGCGGATATTCTGTATCCAAAGATCGAATACATAAGAGGCAGAGCCTTGGACCAAAGTACTAAAAATATCCTTCTCATAACGAAGGCTGTAATAGAAGCCATTGATTGGGTTGAGTAGCCACATCTGTCCACGAATGGTACGAATGGTTTGTTCCTTAGCCACTTCCTTAATAGCCCAATTCTTCTTCCAGTATGCTTTATGGAGGGCCATGCCCTTCTTCTCTGGCGTTCCAGCAATGATAGCGATACGAGGGCCACCAGCTCCATATTGGGCTGCGTAGTTAACACTCTTATACATCTTCCTGATGGGCGCTACAGATTTATCAGTACCAGCTTTGTACGCTTCCATTTGTTCGAAGGTCATTGCTTTGTCAGATACGGCTAGTGACATGTGAGGATCATAGCCGGGGGTAGAAATTTCTTCCACATACTTAGGGTCATGAGGGAATATGTAATGACACTTAAGCCTATCTTCAAAGCTTGATATATCACTTCCACATAATTCATAACCATCTTCTACTGTCAGGCTTCCTCTAATCTCCTTACCATAGGGCTTATCAACGCCGGGAAGATTTACCACTTCCTTGTGTTTAAACCTGAGCGTATTGGTGAGACCAGCAATCCTAGCCCTAACATATCCATCCTCATCAACAGCTTCAAGAAAGCCATTAAGAACAGACAAACGATGAGTGACAACGCCATAACCCTCAAGATATTGAAACTCAGGATATTTACCATAAAGCTTCTTAACGGATGGGCAGATGCCTGCTCCATGTTCGAGATTGATTTGAGGGATTTCTTTTGTTTCACCAGTTTCTTTATCGCGTTTATATTTGAATGTCTCTGGTATCCAGCCACATTCTGTTAGCCATTTCTTGATTTGGACATAGCTGTCAGGGTTAGGTTCATCCCAACCCACTACCACCTCCACAATGCCATCATAGTCAGGTGGTAGTCCATTGTCTTTCAACAACTTGTTCCACACACATCCGATAGCTGATGGCGTACCATCTTGTTTGAATGGTTTCTTAGGCTTCTCTTTCTTCTTAATCTCAGGAACCTTTGGCATAGCTGCCATCAGTTGCTTAACAACCTCATCCTTCTTAACTTGTAGAAGGTCACGAGCTTCAATACATTTAGGCCCATCAAGCTTCCAACCAGATCGCTCTTGCTCTCTAGCACAGTCCATTTTGAATGAGAGATAGTCGATGAACTCCCAAACCTTATCCTCGTCCTCATACATGACCATCAGATGCTTCCACATCTTATTCCATAGGAGGGTGTTGATTTTTACATCTTCCTCACAGCGGTGCCTGTATTCGTCAATAAGCTCTGGGTCATCCCAACGAATGATTGGTGGTTTCTTAACCCCAAGTTCTTCCCCCCAAGCTTCTAGTCCATGTACGTTACGACTAGGATATAGATACCAAGATAGGGCTAGTGTGTCTACAATCTTACCAGTGATACGAATACCAAGGATGCGTTCTAGCACTGGTATATCGAAACGCTGGATGTTATGTCCGATTAGGACATCAGCTGCTAGAAGCTTCTGGCGCATTTTATCATACGATATAGTAGACTTGACACCATTAGGTGTTTGTGCAGCTAGACACCAGATCAGTGATGGATTAAGGGAATTACCCTCGATATCAAAAATAAGAATGTTATCCATCTAACACCCATTGAGCGAACAGTAATAGTTCTTCTCTAGATGCATTATATTTCATAATGTTAGCTTTCTTGGAAATTACTTGTATATTATCCTTGGTATATCCTTTTGAGGTGTCTATCCGATCTATGGAAGGTGTGTATTGAGTGAACCGCTGCATAGGAACTCTTAGTACAGGGCATATATCTGGGATAACCACATCCTCAATACATATATCAAATAGAATTCCCCTTCTTTTAGAAGACCCCTTTGCAGATTTCCAAAGCCTCCACTCTGGATTCTCTCCCCGTTTAGCCTTTTGAAATTCTAATTTCTTATCTTTAGAATTTTCATAATCCCTTTTAGAAATTTCTGGGGTTTTAGGGGCTCTATCTCTGTATCTATGTTTATTGGCCTCCCACCACTTTTTGTGGTATTCAGGGTCTTTGTGCCTACCTGACAATTATTTGATCCTAAGTGTTTCTATATTTACTGGGGTGTAGTCAACTCCGGGCTGTTCTACACATACACATTGGTGATGGGCTGAGGGAGAAAGATTGTCATGGATGTGACCATGAATGTTTAGATATTTCTTCTCCATAAATCTTCCTTCACCTAACGTACTCTCATGTACAGGGACGTGAGTTAGAAGAAGTCCAAACTCAGGAAACATACGCCACAGATCAACCTTATCAAAACAAGCTTGAAGGATTTGATCCTTACCATTGTCATGGTTGCCAAGGATGAGACGCTTATGTCCATTCAAGCTCTTAAGAAGTTTAGTGGTTTCTTCCCTGCCAAATCCTCCACCCATATAAACATCACCAAGATGATACACTTTATCCTGTGGCTTAACAACTGAGTTCCAATTCTCCACCATGCGTTCATTCATCTCTTTAGCGTCTGCATAAGGACGCCCACAGAATTTAATAATGTTGTGGTGGTTGAAATGTGTATCACTAATTACATAAATATCTCTCACAGATCAAATTCCTCCACGTCATAATCATCAGCTCCACGCCAATGCCTTTCAGCATAACCCTCTGACATAGCTTCTTGTCGAGAAGGAAATACACCTACCACAGTGCGTTCGGTAATTGGTAGGACATCTACATGCCAACTATCAACACCGGTTTCCACTTTATCTGTTCGGGTTAGGACATAAACTTTCATCACATTTCCCTTCAAAAATATAAAAGAATTAAGGCGACAGATATAACTATCACCAATCTCACTATAATGTTACTGAGCAATGAAGCTATTTTCATCGTCAAACTTGACACGAAAGCGTCTAATGATCTGTCTAATGTTCGTATGAGAGAAGTCAACACATTCAGCAATCTCCCTTGTCTTCATCCCCAAATTGAAAAACATATTAAGAATTTCAAACACATCAGGCTTCTGTTGTTTCATGGTGGTTTGAATAAGAACCACAACACCAAGAGGAATTGATACATCTTCCATGAGCCTGAATGGCTCTAGGTCTTGATCTTCATCATCCATACTAGGAAGATTGTTGCCCTCAGACTGTTGACATGAATTACATGCGTTGTTCATAATCCTATTGAACCATGTAGCGAATGGCTTGATCTCTGGATTGAACCCCTTGTAGTATTTAAGGGCTCGACAATATGCTTCCTGCACCACTTCCTCAGCCAAAGCATCAGACTTGTTAGGGACACGATTACGCATAATCTTCACTAGACGTTTATAGTTTTGACGGTAGTGCTCTTCAATGATTTTATTTCTTGTCATTACGTTTCCAACTCAGAGAAAAGTGTAGTGTTCTTATTCCAGAACAAACTAAATCTACCTACCTCACCAAACTCACGGTCTTCTAGTAGGACCAAATCACGCATATTCCTTACAGTGTCATCCAATTCTTCATCCTTATTTCCTTCTAGCCCCAACATTAGATTACATGAACGCATCATGGCCCTGCTTCCGGCAAATTGAGAAGAGATAACATCCCCTCCAAGTTCGTGTGGGCACGTCCCAAGGCCGATGTATTTACCTTCTCTGTAATACTTATCGCGTTTCTCTTTTGCGATATTACCATCAGGAGCTTTAAGATGGCAAAAGATGAATACAACAATATTAAGATCAAGCGCCAGAGCAGCCAAATCTTGAGCGATTTTTTGTAGTTCTGTATTTGCATCAGCAGCATTCACTCCATTCGTTAGATTAGTGATAGGATCAATGAATACAGCTTTAGCACCCCAAGCAGCAGCAGCAATGATATCATCCCGCAAACTGTCCCAACCCATATGTTGGTAGAGATTGACCATAGCCAATTTGCTTTTAAGTATTTTACCAGCTTCGTCATACGCTTCATAGTCAAACTCCACCTTTGGGTCATGGAACCTACGCCCTGCAATTTTACCAGCCACAAGCTTATAAGTTTTCTTGTTGGCTTCTTCTGGCTTAGCCACAAAAACCTTAACACCGTGCTTCTTAATAAAATGAGCAGCCAAATCGTTAAGTAGTTCTGACTTCCCAAGCTTAACACCCGCGCCGATGTATATAGTTTCTCCATATCTAATGCCTCTAGTCACTTCATTCAAGTGTTCATAGGGCCAAGATAGTTCACCATATCTAGCTTCTTCTCTAGCTACATCATGCAATTCTTCCCCGAATACAAGCCTACTATTCTTAGGCTTCTCATCGTTGAATGTCATAGCATTAAATGCGGCCTTCTGTACGCCATCAATAATGCATTGGTTAGCGTCCTTTGCCGGAAGCGTGACACTGGTAGCGTCGGGAAGGACCAACATACACTTCTGGACAGCTTCATGACCTGCCTTGTCGTTGTCAAAGCAGAGGACATGTTCTTTCCAATGTTGTTTAAGTTGTTTCTTCCATTTAGATAGGGTCTCATGAGCCGTACCAGCCCCGTGGGGGAGCGATATGATGGCCGGAGCACTATCCTTCCATTCTTCCTTTGTATAGCGTAGGATAATCGCTTTGGCTGCTGCTGCATCATCTTCTCCCTCAGTGATAATCACTTTCTTGGAGCCTTGAGCAATAGCTTCTTGCCAACCAAAAGGTTCTACATCACCTTCATCATTGTTCTTAACATCACCAATAGACCAGATGATCTTATCTTTCCCCTCTTTAGGGAGGAGTTTCACCTTATAGCCAGTAAGCTTCCCCTTCTTACGATAGGGATAGTACATAACCTCTGGTGTTACACCATCTTCCTCAGATACGCCCACTTTAATTGAGAATGCGTCTAGGGCAGCAGCCCTGAGTTTCTTTTGAGAGACATCAATACATTGATATCCACCAATCTCTGCTATTTGTGCCTGAATTTCTTCTGGCGTTTTAGCGGGAGGTAAGTCGATGTCGTCAATAGTGACTCCCTCTCCCAGAGGGTTTGCGACAAAGGTGCCGCAGCTAAAGCAAAATCCTGTAATACGGCCATCATCTTCTTCGAAGACTTGAAGGCCGGAGCGGCTGCCACATTTATGAGGCCGCTTTAATATTGGACGTCCGATGGCACAGCCCTCCTCTTTCTTCGATTATTGGCTTGCTGTTTGGGCGTGGCCCATCTACAATTATCAGGTGAATAACCCTTATTGTTATCCTTACGATCTAGTGTAAACCCTGCAGGTCGTTCGCCCATGTCTTGATAGAAATTTTCAAAGGAATCAATCCATTCATCACAAACAACAATTCCACGGCCTGCGTATTCAGGATACTTATGATTGTTAATGTCATAACACCTTGCTTTCATTGATTTCCAACTCATATAAGTTGGAGTTGTACTCATGCCGTGGGTAATAGAGACTGTGTATGGTTTCATTCTTTTTAGTTGACGAATGGTGGTGGTTTTAATTTCACCTGTACCAATATTTTTAAAGTGGTATTGTTTTCGTCTGTCGTTAGTACGTTTTTCTAATTCATATAGAATTATCCAACGGCCATATCCATTATCAATACATTCACTCATCATCGCCTTTCATTATCACGACGTTCCGCCGCATACCAACCAGCCCACCAGCTAGAACAATCTTCTGTGTCTAGGGCATAAGGGCAAGCTTCACCATCGTAATAGGCATAGTAGCCTTCATCGTATGAATCATCGTTATACATTATACACCATCCAAGAACATTTGCATCTTCTTAAGGGTTTCCTTATCGATGATGCCACCACCCACCTTACAGCCATCCTTGAACATAAGGTTGAAGACATTCGGGTCTTGTGGATGAACAGCCATAATCACTGTATCAAACTCCAATACCTGAGAGAGGTCTACATCAGCTTCATTAGCTGCAAACGCACGAATAGCCTGTGCATCACCATCCTTGTATTCGTAAATGGTAGTGTCAAAGTTACCAGCTTTTTCCATCTGCTCGATGTTGGCCTTAAATTGATTTGGGGTGAAACATACATCAGCATAAGCTGACATTGGTGCTACGAACAGGGCAAAGCCCAGAAACATTTTTGCAAGAAATTTACGCGTTCTACACTCCTATTTAGTGGGGTTGATATGATATAGATAGGCACTTTCACTGTAATAGCCATTACTTGATCCGTAGAACCGGATATTGACATGGCCTTTGATAGTTCCAAGTTTGTAATAAGTCCAAGTGTAGCTATCACCATAGCCACCCTCCACCTCACCACAACTACTATCTTCTGACGCTTCAAGCAGGGGTGAACCAATCAAATCTTGTAGATCACCGACAACGTCTTCAATATAAACATGCTCACAACAATCCTGTTGGTGCCCTAGTGCATATTCTTCACCCGTATCTGTGGTGAATAAAATAGCATCACTGCCATCATGCTCACCTTGGCGACATGTTACAAGGGTTTTACCCAACAGGGTATTAAAATCTTTAGAATAGTACCAAGCCATATTAATTTTCCTTTCGTTTAAAACCTGATGGTTCCCCCAGCAGATAGTCATTGTTCAGTGTTTTCACAACATCACCCTTCTTAGCGTCAGGTAGGGGGCAATGTGATGTGTGGATGTATGTGTTATCTGGCCAACGCTTATGAATGTCACTAAATATCCACCCCCAAAATACCTTGAGCTGAGGATCATAGCTCCATCCCTCAAGACGTGCTGTCACTTTCTGTTTCATAGGAATGGATTTACCTTCTCTTTGTTAAAATTCTGCCAGTTAATCATCTGTGCCATAGGCTGTACGACACGCATACTATCGATAAGAGACACATCTTTGAAGTTTTCAAACTCCTTAGCCATGTCACCCATTACATGTTCAAGGAACCTTTGAGGCCCCTCAAATTCGCTCATCCCATGAATAACATCCTTGGGGTTATTAAACTTAGCAGCCCCCTTAGTGAGCTGATCAATAAGTTGCACCCAACGATAGATGTCACTGAGGGTGGCTGTTGAACGCATGGACCTGAATTCTACAGAGCCATATTTGAACATGGAATTCCAGTTCAATGATGCGTAACGGATATTGTCTGTATTCAGATGACGCCAATCTTTCTTGGCACAAGCCTCTCTGAGTTTGGTAATGACATATGGAGCATCACTAGCCCGGAGGCAGAAATGATTTCCTACACGTCCTTCACCAGACCAATGAACAAACAAATCCTCAAGAATGTAGTATGTAGTGGCGAATGTCAAAAGTTCAAGGGGTGTGTATGATTGAATATTCAAATGGACATGAACACCAGCTCGAATGCTTTCATTAACAATAGAGCCTCGGTTCTTGTAAGCGTCCTGCAAAACACGTAGGGCCTTCTTTGCCCCAGAGAGGCTCACTGGCTCGTTTATTACGTATTCAGCACTATCCCTACCACGGAGACTACCATCGCTCTCTACACGCCACGTATGGCCCAGCAAATCATCATCCCCATCTTCACGAGGAAGAAGATCACCCTCCACCTCAATTTCAATACCAAACTTACCCTTTACACGGCCACATCGGAGGCCAAGCTTGTCATACATATCCATTGCTATTCCTCAGAAATGATTTTACGAAATGCTTCATAGGCTTTGTGAACTCTATCAGCGCGAATGATTTCCTTATTATCCAGTAAAACAATTATGAGATCAGTACATTCTCGCCCCACCTTAGATAAACAATATTTTTCAACTACACCCATTAAGAGCTTCCTTTAAGCTTTCCTCAACCCAACCATATTCAGCGTTAAGCACGTAGTTGTTAGCGTCATCAATGAATTCACCAACAACTCCCTCACAACGATAGTAAATGTGGCCAGCGCCATCGACAGCGAAGTCTCTTGTCCAAGCACAAGTTTGCTTATCGCCCTTACAATTCTTCCTTGCGTTTGGCAATGTGGGGAATTTATTTTCTACGGTGTTGGCAATTTGTTCATTACCCCACCACTGTTCTCCCCACATTGTACGAGCATTCTGTTGCCTGAGACCTTGTCTCCAATCCTCACGAATAGGAATACGAGAAAGATATGTAGCTTGTTTCTTTTCAGGAAAATTGATGAAGCCAAGAGGCACTGGTGTCAAATCAAACTTGGTGATGTAATCATCCACACCATCACCATTCTCTTCTACAATGTAATAAGCCTGTACCCGGAGAGGTTCATCCCCGGATACGAAAGTTACATTAGTAACCATAACAGCCTTGCCCTTATAACGAATGATTGTTTCCATCAAACGATTAAGAGCATACCTTACATCATCATTAGCGTACATATCTATTCCTTATTTAGCCTTGAGCTAGAATATCATCAATCAAAACCTGATCTACATCTACACCCGGACGGTGACGTTCGGGCCAAGGTACGGGCTTAAACACTACACCACCATCTGCCTCAATCTCCACAATATCCATCCCCCAAGGCCCTTCCATTGGGGCATTAGCAGCTTCTATAGCTGGTGCATTCCAATTTGGCAATGGTTGGAAAATGGGTTGAATGGCTGGTTGGTCATTAAATTCGTCTTCATCTGCTGGGATGAATTCAAAATCATCAAACTCTGCACCAGCAAAATCTTCACCATCTTCATCTTCCCAACGGCATTTATCAGCCCAATCATCACGCATACCATCAAGACGTTCCATAGTGATGTCATGGCATGGCGCTGAATAGTCATTCTCAGAGAAACGAAGAACGCCTGTATTAATTTCATTACGGGCAGTGGTGTCATCACTTTCGTAAATACGATAGGAAGCCAGCAAATCATTGAATGCTATTTTCACTTGTTGATATGCAACAGCCATACGAGTTGTATTCGTGAGCCAAACATTACTACCAGTACGATATTCTACACCATATGGCTTAGGACGATAGGCCCCAGCTTTTCCATACAATTCCCGACGTTTTGCACCCTTAATTGGGCAAAGCTTATTTTCCAAGTGAACAATCTTCTTACCAACATAGCTATCAAGCTGCTTCACCATCATGCAGCAAGCTTCTATGAATTCTGGATCATTAATATCCTGATCCTCAGTCCAGCCTAGATGGAAATGACCTGATGCTGTACGGAATGGAGCTTCTGCATCAGGAATAGGATTAATTGCTCCTCCTTCCCATGCGTTAAAGTCTGGTGTGCAACCAAGACGACGAGCTTCTTCTGGCTGTTCAGCAATATACTCAGCACCAAAATCAGCAACAGGAGAAAACTCAAATCGGAAATCCAAATCGGGATTGAGTTCTTTAATCTTATCACGCAGATCACACAGAACGGACAGATTATAATAAACGAATTGATTTACTGTTTCAGCCGGAAGAATATTATATTCAGCAGCCATACCATCAACCTGAATAGCCCCGTGCGTTACAGCAAATGGCTCTTCCTTAGTTCCGGGGAACAAACCAGCAGCGGAAATAATCTTTCCGAGCTTATTATCATAAATCCAGATTTCAGGGTCGGCCCCTACGAGAAGCTTCATAGTTATTTCCTTTCTTTACGAGTTCATCTTAGAATATTGAAGAATTTCTGGGTTGGTGTGACAATCCTCACATAAGAATGTATCTTTACCCAACCATTTTAGTGTATCACTCTCATGCAACTGAGGCTGCACTGAGCACCATGCACATCCATTACCAGTGTCATAGTAGAATTCAGCTGGTGTGCAATGTTTACCATCATATCCAACGACATTCATATTAGCTGGTGCTTGACGCGTAGCTAGAAAATCATCCCAAGGAATGTCATCATCAGCCTCTAATTCCTTAGTATCGCTAGGAGGTACAATATAGTCAGCTGACCATGTGACAGCTGCCACAGTGCGAAGATCGATTGTAGCGTACAACCTACCATTCTTAGCTCGCTTCACTTTCTTGAGCTTACCATAGAAATCAGTGATGCTGCTATCATCTAGAAGCTTGAATGTCTTACTTCCTTGTTCAGCATACACCCTCACTTCCACCTTGGCAATATTACGGAACCAACCAGATACATAATCCTTACCATTGTCATCAGTACAATACGCGTCAACGAAGAACTGTTCATACTTTCCAACCCGTGCCTCTACATCTTTTAACAAAGGAGGAAAACCACCTGTAACAAGTCCTCGGTGAAAAGGGTTGTTAGCAGAGCTGCCACCTGCCGTTCCAGAAGTCATCACTGTGCTAACGTTGACATAATCCTTCTTCCAATCGTAGCCTTCAATCGTTGTCTTAGAGACACAATTAGGGCCAAAATTCTTCATGTCAGACATATCAAACTTGTAATGCGTATCTTCTGCAATAGTGAAGACACCATCATCCTCACCAGCCATTTGAATACCAACTTTGTCAAGAGCTGTGTATAGCATCCAGCTTTCACTGGCGTAGTAGAATGTCTTACCACTAGCTGACCAGCAAAAATGTAGAGGACGTTCACCGTTACGCAAGATGTTAAATGTCTTATCAGATTTATCATACCATGTGAGAGCCCAAGCCCCTTCCATGTTACTAATCACCTTCTCAACACCATGAATATTGATATTGTGCATAAGTCCTTCACTGTCAGTGCCAAACTTATCGTGGTCATCAAGCTTCTTGTGAGCCCATGAATTCAATGTGCCATTGTGTGCACCAGTAATGTTGCCAGTTACGAATGGATGAGCATTCGCTTCATTCTTTTCACCAATTGTAGCCCAACGGTTATGGCCCATCAGCACCTTAAAGCTACCAGCAATATCGCTCTTACCATCATCACGATTATAGAAATCATTACGTTTGGTTTTAAGCAAATCCCATGTGGTGCCTACAGCCTTAACCAATTCAGTTTCATCATCCTGCATTCGGATACGGGCAACACCCGTCGAATGAGGCCCACGAATAACATCAAACTTAAGGAGCAATTCAAATGCATCCTTATCCTTGAGGAAGATTTCCCCTACACACCCAATAATTCCGCAAATGTTACTACCCCACCTTTCGACTTTATCTTGCATAAAATTATGCGTTTTAGACCTTGTAATTAAGGCTATTTGCCCTTCTTAAGAAACGATATAAGTTTCTCACACGAATAGAATGTCAGAGATTGTTGTTCTTTGAGCTTCACATATTCCTCAAAGTCTACAACATCCTTCTCTGTTTCAGTCTTAACTAAGGCGTCAACCAACACCTTGCGTTGGAAGCATTCTGGAACACCCTTCTTAAACATCTAAGCCTAGATATTCTCGAATGAAAAGTTTATATGTCTGAACACATGAGCTATCTTCATCACAATATTCTGGGTGAGGTTGATAGCAGAGAGAGTTGGTCTCTTCATAGTAGACGCCCTCAATGTCATCGGCGGTATTGTTATCCCACACAATCCATTTATCACTAAGCTCAGGATTGTGGATCATGTATTCCTTGTATGTGCCAAGTGGGAAAGCTTCAAGTAGTACAATGCCCTTGTCCATATTAGGGCGCATGATCTGATGATGTGTTGATGTAACGTCTACAATCAACCCGCTCTCACGAATAGTGGCCCCATGCGTATCCCAAATAGCATGACCATCACAGTCTTGGAACATCTTGCCACCATTGGCAATATTAAGAAACTGACCCCCCCTACAAATCCCACACATAGGAATACCATTCGTTTTGCCTATATCAAATAGTTCAAGACATAGTTCATCACGATAACGACTAAAGTATGTAGTGGGGTGAGGCATCTCATCATATAGAGCAGGATTTACATCTTCACCACCAGTGAACTGAATAACTGTGGCGATAGTGGGATTGAAGATTGGTGTGTACCCCCAACGTTCCCACATCTGATGATATGAAGAACCGTTACGTTCTCCTTCGATATACACTGTCTTAGCCATTAGAAAATCTCCAATTCTTTTTCATCAACTTCTGTAATCTTAATACACATATTAAGGGGCTTTCTATGACCAAATCCCCTAGCGGCGCTAAAATCACTAAAAGTTTCTTCGAGTGTCCAACTGTCTTCGAAGATGGTTTTAGAATAAACTTTATAGTATTTATTCATTACCATCTCCATAGTATTCAATAAGTTGCTTAGCCCAGATGTCACAAAAGGAATGAATATCACATCTTTCTTTCACCCTCATCTTGAGGAAAGGGTTGGCAACAGCTGCCACTTCTTTACCAGTTTGGACTAAACGTTTGATTTCATGTAACTTATCTGGCCAATAATCATCACGATGATTATCCCAAGTGCTATGAACGTTGTAGAAATCACCAACATCTACATACAATTCATTTGCGTTCACCAATTTCTTATTCTTAAAATTAAGAACAACTT